ACCTCTTATACGGGGAATGTTACTTGTGCTGATCGAGCTATGTTCCGTGCCAATTATGGCGGAACTGGCTATACGGCTGGAGAAACTGGGCTTGTTCGCAGAGATGATAGTGATGCTACATTTGGAACATAAATCCTATTATGAAATGGGTACAAGTAAGGGATTCGTACCACTAAGACCTTTTGGCCCATCAATAGGCCACGCAACATTGCCAGAGCAGACGATAAAAGATTTTAACGCAGACTTTGAGAAAGGTGCTTCGGGTGTTGATTGGTCAGACAACTTAGTAGGCAAAGTAGCTCAAGAGCTGTTAATGTCTCCAGATGCTCTCAGACCTCACACTCGGTTCTTTAGTGATGTAGCTTTGCATTATGTGGGAGATTACGCAGGAAGGCATTGTGAGCCTTTTCCAGAGGATATTAAACCGAAGGTACATATACAGTCTGGTTGGTATGTAAGTCAGAAAGAAGGAGACTTTAATCCTGTCCATTTACATACAAACACTGAGTTGAGCTGCATAGGCTACTTACAGATGCCAGAAGGTATAGAGGAAGAATGGGCAAAAGATGACGAAGATCACTACCCATGCAAAGGCCACGTTGAGTTTGTACATGGCACTCACTCCTTCTTAGGAAAACCAACCATGATGGTTCGACCCAAGGTAGGGGATTTTTTTATATTCCCAGGTGATGTAATGCACACCGTTTATCCATTTGAAACTAAAGGTGAAAGACGTTCATTTTCAATGAACATTGTTATAACAGAAAAAGAGACAGAAGAAGGTTAAAAAAACATGGCTACTAACTCAGAAGGTCGCCAAGCAACGTGTAGAACGGCTGCTAGTACGACAGGCACATACAATGAAGATTGGTTGGCTTACTGTGATGGGTCTGGAACATTTAATGAGCAGATGCTCGCAAAGATAAATGCTTACCTCGGAGTAACCTACTTGACCTTGCCTGAAGCTATGACTGCACTAGGTAGGTCAAAAGGGCCGAACTCTACAGCTACGCAAGATGAGTGGGGAGCTTTTACAGCTTCGTAATGACTAACCAGTCCGATAGACAGGCTTCTTGTCGTACCATCTCTAGCAAAGCCCTCACCTATAATGGTGATTGGATGGCGTTGGCAGATGCGTATGGAATTACAGGTACGCTTAATGAGCGTATGCTTAAATTTTTTAATAAGTTCTTAGGTAGTAGCTGGGATGTTGCTGCCTGGGATGAGACAGAGTGGGATGGTGATGCTGCCTATACTACTCTGAACGAAGCAGAGGCCGCCTTTGCAGAAGCCAATGGTGTTTCTGGAATAGGTGGTCAGTACAATTCTTTAGGTACATTCTAACAACGAAAGGTTTGAGTATGATAGAAACATCTAAAAAGTGGATTGCAGAAGCTATCGAGTGTAGCGTTTTGCTTATCGCTCTAGGAATCGTTCTGCAAGTTCTGTTTGGTATGCAGGTGGAATTTTTTGACCACATTACCCAGAACATAATGAACCTCTTAAATCAGCTTGGCGACAATGGCTTAGTAGGGCTAATAGCTCTTGGAGTAATTCTCTGGCTATTCCGTAACGCTGGAATAAAAGCATAACGGGCAACAGTCCAAAGCAAACCCCCCATCAAAATCGCTGTGATTGGTGTGCTTCCGTGAGTACACCAATATTTATACATGGTCATTACCAATGTTCATCTTGTCATCAAGTATTGATTCCTTGTTGTGATGGAGAGCAAGCACAATGTACGCCATACTATCAGCAATCTTGATTCAATTAGCTGCTGTTGGGGATATAACTCCTGTTCCCCAAGAGTGGGCTATGAGCATAGAGGTTTGTGCAAGATTTGATCCCAAAGTTGAAGATGCTCTAAAAAGGGGAGTTGTTGTTAATCTCAGACGCCAATGTCGGTGGCTAATGCTTAGTCAGGCAGGTGTTAATGGTGAGCCAATCTTAATTGTTTGGCCTACTGAAGATGAGTGTTTAAACGCATTTGTTCCGATTAGTGTAAAGTTTTTTGAACGCAAACGGAACTGTCAACAGCTTCCCCCTTTAGATTAACGATCTTTTTCTTCTAAAGATTCGAGGATGCTAATTCTTCATAGGTCATGGGCATCTTCATTCTCCAGTCTTTGTTTCAGTAGATACGCAATTACGTCAACAGTCATGCCGTTGCCAAGCATCTTATATCTTTGAGTTCTAGACACGTGGTTAGTATAATTATCAGGAACAGTTTGCAAACGTTCCATTTCTATCTCTGATAACTTTCGCCAATGTAATTCATCATTAGATACCAACCTTCCACCTTTCGGGTCTGTAGTTGAAATTTTTGGTTCTCTATGCCCCCCTTGCATAGTTGTTAAAGTGGGGGCTTTCCCTTCAGGCGAATACACTCTTTTGATAACGTCAAATCCTTTAATTTCTGCTGTTTCTCCAATCTGAATACATCTAGTGTATCGCTTACCATTGCGTATTCTTTTTGTATTATCTTCTAAAATATCAGCTAAGATAATATCTCGATCCTTTGGTTGAGCTACAGTTATCTTTTTATATGTGTTTCCTTCTCGGACACCAAACCAATAAAGTCTGTATCTGTTTTGAGCCGAAACAAGGCTACTATTAACGGCAACAGGGGATACTCCCAACGTATCTGTAATAATATCTTCATACTCTTGTTTCATGCGAGTATTCTCTAAAAGAAAATATTTGGGCTTGAACTCCTCAAGAATACGAACAAACTCAAAGAATAAGTTAGAACGTTCACCCTTTATCAAGCCTTTGCCATTGCTACTTGCAAAAGATAAATCCTGACAAGGTGAACCAGCAACAACTAGGAAAATCTTAGAATTAAGACTTTGTTGTGATAGATCACGCACATCACCTAATTGTATCGTGTCTGGGAAGTTGGCCTGCGTAACCTCGATAGCATATTTATCAATCTCACTTGCATAGTAGTTATCTACGGACACTTTTAGATTACGAAGTGCCAACTGAGTACAACTCATGCCATCAAATAAACTCAATACATTCATTCTATTAATATTTATTTCTTTTCTTATTTCGTGCATCTACAATCCATCTTATTAAAAAATAATTAAAGACTACTAATAGAATTATAATTCCTATATTTAGTTCTTCTAAAATAATCATTTGTTTTTATCCATGTGTATATTCCACAATATAGCGTACCCAATAATATCTTCTATATGCTCTTTCTTTCCTGAACCAGTCATTAGCCTAGTAACCTTAGTCAAAATATTATGAGCAAACACATGGTTAATATCAAATTTACTATCTACAAACATAGCCATCATATCAGCAATGCTTTGATGTATCTTTGTACTGTCTCCATGTCTTTCATGCCTATCCATAATTATTAATTTTACATGGTTTAGAAGATCGGAGATTTGTAATTCTATTTCTTCTTTAGTCATTCTATTCTAAAACTTTCTCTTACTTCTTCTAAATCCATTTGACTGACCATATCTACAATCGAAGAATAGCACCTCTCACAAAACGTAACAGGCATTATTCCAAAATATCCTTGTGTCCCACCTGCATCTTTATCGTACTCACTATCGCATATTGAACATTTATCTGGACTAACCATGTCATTCCTCCTTTATCCCATTCTTTAACTGATTTGGTCTATACATTTTTTTATGTAGCCTTTCCTGTAAATTTCGTAGTTCATATATTACATCAATAAGGCAATCCATTTTAATAACATCATCTAATTCATTGTACGATTTAGTAGTGGTTGCTTTAGCTTCTCCTATTCGGTGACTATAATTACATGATATAATTCTCATAATTTATTTTCTTTGAAAGCCTTTTTTAAAATGCGCTGAGAATCAACTAAAGCCTTAAGTCCAAATCCTTCTACACTTTTTAATTCTTGCTGAAGTTGAATAAATTGATCCGGATTAAGAAATGCTTCGTGTTCACGCACACGCACATAAATCTCCGTTTTTCTGGCGTGACTTTTTATTGCCCGCATTTTGGTATATCGCCC